GCGGCACGGTTATAGCAAGTATTTTTGTCTTTGAGCAATTGTTTAATAATCGCAACTTCTAATGTAGCGCAATCATTTAATGTGCCTTTGGCAATGATCTGACGAGTAAAATCCTCTGGTCTTTTATTGTGTTCAACCATCATAGACTTAGAAGAACAGACATACCCATCTTCGACGTTTCCTTTGTGAACGCCGACATAAATCTTAGCAGTTTTGTGGTCTGACCACGAATAAACAAAGGCTTCCATGATGGTCTTATTTTACCCCATCACCTAGTGTAATAGCTAATATTTGGCGCAATTAGTATCGGCGATTTGTCACGGTTTTCATTTTGCGCCATGACTAAATGTTTTTCGTACTGTTGTTCGCAATAAGTTATGCGTGATGGATCGACAGCAGGTAGCTCACACGCCATCTGGTGTGACAATCCCCACTGGATCGCAAGGTACATATACTGAGGAATCTCAATCGAGCCACTCAAGTCACCCACGTCCTGAATATAGCGGCTTAACCACAGCTCAAGCTGCGGCCCGATGCTGTTTGGTACAGGCCACACTTCCATATTTGGCTGTGGAATCGTGCGATTGAACCAATATTGCAGCGGACGCAGCGCAGTAAACGATCTATTTGGCAGATTTGAGTAATCATCACGGTTCATGCGTGCCATTGGTATGGCGACAGGCAATGTTCCGAACACAACCTGATAAAAACCCATGTCTACACCAGAAATCTGCTGAATTCTCCAGAATCCAGCGGTCGCAGATGGGTCTAAGTCGTAATAAATCCACGTTCCGGCAGTCCAATTGACCGCTCCGGGCGCTTCAACAGTCACCCAAGTGATATTGTCATAGGAATATTGCAATTCTACGGTTACAGATCCAGTTACAGCAGGCAAAATACCGATTGTGCTGATGTAAACAGGGCTACCTGAACCCGGTGCAATACCAATTGAGCCAGTATTGTTGGTCAATTGGCAGATTAAATTGCCCACGCCATTAAAAGCGTTGAGCGTAACACCAGAAGTGCTGTATGCGTTCGTATTGACGTTGGTCAAAGTACGATAGTTGGCGTTCAAAACGTCAACCGTACCTACTGGTAAGTAGTATTCAAACTGATCTGGGATCAAGCCTAGGACAACCTTGTTGATCGCCCAGTAGTTGACACCCCAGTTAGCTAGACTTGAGAGCAAATAGTACAGGCTATCTTTAGCTGCAGAGACTTGCTCAACCGTCAACTCTTCCGCAAGCTTACCCGCACGCCTAGCTCCATGATCTATGAGTTGTTGGACGGTAATTACAGTCGTACTAACGGTTCCTGATGTACTCATGCTTTATCCTATTACCAATTTGGGCATTTCCAACGCTTCATTGATGCTCTTGCACGACTACCCTTTTCACTTTTTTCTGCAATAGGACTCAGGTGGCTTCCTGTCTCACGATTATACTTGGCACGACCCTTTTCTGTAAGTCCTGCGCCTTGCTTTGTGGGCAACTTTTCGCCACGACCAACAGCCAGAGATACGCCACCCTTTTTCATCTTCGCTGTCTTTGCAGATTCCTTAAAAGCTTCCGCAGTCGGAGCGCCTTTGCTACCTACTTTGCGCATATGCTCACCAGATCCATGAGCAATACGCTCTTGCTTGGCGTGGATGTTGGCGTATAACCCACCAGATTTGAATTTCTTGCCAACGTCAGCCGCAGCAAACTCTTTGCCGACCTTCTGAGGGATGCCCACTTTCTTGGCAAACGCCTTGGAGTGCGCAACCCCCATCATCAGACGATGCTGAGAAGGGGATTTGCTAGGCATGATTAAGTACCTACGCCGGTGACGTTATTGTTGTTTTGAATCAACTTACCAGTAATGATAATACCAGCGGCAATAGTCCCAGTGCTTGTCACTAACTGCCATTGAATATCAGTTTTTTCTGAGTAAGCAAACGGGTCAGAAGCTCGTGAGGCGGTATATATTGACACGAACGGCTGTTGCAATACGGTTAACTTAACCCCAGTTACGTTATTGATAGCTTGCACTTTATAAGTAATAATCGTGCTACCTGTGTAACTGTTTGAGCTATTAACCTCAGCCAGATCAAGATAAAAAGTATATCCAGCAGGAACAGTATAAATAGTGCTTTGTGATTTGCCGATACCGATGTTGATTTGAGCTACCACATTAGACGATTGCTTCAGGGTAATCGTTCCGACGTTAGTGTTTTGTCCCGTTCCGGGCGATACCATCAACAAGCTATTAACACGAAAATATGAATTAACGGTAGTGACACCAGTAATGCCATTTAATGCCAAGGTTTCAGAAATTGGATTAAAGTTTGAATCCAATCCGCTAATTAAAATTTTTGCAGAAGTATCATCAGATGCTGAAGTACTTACCATCGTCAAAGTTGACGCTGACGTAATATAAGTGTAAGTCGTTGCATTTTCCCAAATAGGGATTGGAGTCGTTGTAACAGAAGATTGATAGCCGAACAGACTTACAACGCTATGACCCATGATCTGACCACGAGCCACTTGAAGGTCAAAAGGCTCATACGCTCCGCCACGGGTTACCGACGCAACAATGTTATTGCTCATAATCTATCCTTAAAGGTGGAGGCGACCTAAGCCGCCCCCGTTCCTATTAGTAGTTGCACTTACCACCACGTTTCATTGGCTCAGTATGCGTGTGACCATGCGAATGTTTTGCTGAATGATCTTTCATGCTTACGTGACCGCCGTGCTTGTAGCCAGCAGGTGATTGTTTAATCTCACCAGTGCCGAGCTTCTTGGTAGGCATTTTTGGACCACCATGCATTTCGGTGTTTTCGTAAGGCTTAACCGAGCCACCTTTAGCATAGTGAGCCTTACCACCTTTCTTGTAGCCAACGCCTTCAAGCGCACCAGTCTTTGAGGAGATTGACTTGCGCATTTTGGCACCAACTACCTTGGTATTGGCTTCAGATGCAACGGTGTCTTTCTGAATCTTACCGCCCATAGCTTTGTGCATTGCTTTGCCGCCTTTCTTGTAGCCCGGACCTTCTATGCCGCCAGTCTTGCCTTTGCTATGAGCGCCGTAAGCCTCAACGCCACCCAACAAACCGCCGGGTACGTCAACCTTACCGCCCATCTTAAGACCATGATGAGCCTTACCAGCTTTCATGCTCTCATGACGGTTGAGGCGCTCGTCTACACGATGCAACTCTTCACGCTCATTGCGGATTTCTTTCTCAAGCTTACCGCCGCTTTTACGCATGACGGGCATACCTGAGGCAGGACGACCCATTGCACGAGGTGCCATCATAGTTGCGCCACGAGGACGAACAGCAGCCATTTGAGCGGCCAATGCGGGAGCGGCTGCACCAGTAATACGACCCATAGGCAATCCACCGCCCAAAGCCATTTTCTTGCGTGCATGACCACCACGCTTCATGCCACTGCCGACTTCATCAACTGAAGGCTCAGCGGTGTCCATTTTGGACATTCTGCTAAATGAAGTTGCCATTTCTTAGGCTCCTATTAAGCTTGGGTGACGCCAAGAGCGCCGGTGCGGGTTGCGTTCGGGCCAACTGCAATAGCAGGCATGGCAATCGAAAGAACCAAGCGGTTTTGACCGTTAGGGCTGTATGTACCCGTGTTAGGTGCATAAGTACCACGAACATCGCCGGTGCTTGAGGTAGCAGGATTGGTCATATCAGCAGCTACAAAAGTACCCGTATCAGGAGCAAGCTGACCTGCCCAACCCGGATCAATAATGTAACCACCGTCAATAATACGAACTGGCGAACCAAAGATGTTCGACGTTCCGACTGCAATCGTACCGCCGCAGTTACCAGCAACAGCGACTTGGCTGATTTGGTAAAAAGCTTTCTTGCCGTTCACGGTGGTTGACTGAGTTGTGCCAGTCGAAATAACTTGCGTCATTGGCTGGTTGTAATAGTCATAACCAGAAATGGTGACGTTGGTAGCGGTGATCGTACCCGTACCGATGGTGATGCTAACTGCACGAGGGCAATCCAACTGAATAACAGTCGTGCCGTCTGAGCGAACAACCGAAGTTGTGCCAGCACCTGCTGCCAACGTAGCGTTACCTGCCGTGCTATAGGAAGCTGCGGTGGAGATGTTGTTGGTAGCCGAAGCCTCTGGGATAACATCCCAAATGTAAACACGACCGAGTGGGCCAACGCCTAGGGGCATCGGAGCTGGATCGCCAAGATAGTTGTTACCCGATGCATACATCGTTTCAGCCGAACCTACGGTTGAAGATGTGTTCAGGGTGTAAGTGCCTACGCCACCCGAACCGGTGCCGAAAGCCGTAATGTAAGAACCTGCTGTTACGCTTGAGCCGGCAATGTATTGACCCAACACGATTGGATCGCCAGACTGCAAAGCAGTAATAGTAAGGGTGGTGCCGGAAATTGTTCCGGTGAAAACTGAGCTAATTGCGTTCTTAGCCAAGCCCATATAAGTTGGGGCTGTACCTAAGAATAGGTCATCTGAATACTGAGGCATTTTATTACTCCTGTGGCTTGAACCACTCGGGGTTAATCGGATAAATAATTTATTGCAGACTTTAAACTATCTATACTATCTTTGAACAGCCCCAGTCCACGATTGCAGGCTAAACAAAGCAATCCTCTTGCCTGCCCAGATTTGTGCGAGTGGTCAACGGCAAGACGCAATGTCCGTCCTTTAATCTTCGCTGTTTCTGGATTTTTACAGATGGCGCAAGCACCATTTTGTTCAGCAAGTTTCTTGTTGTACCACTCAAGATCAACGCCATAATTGCGGCGTAAGTCTTGATTAAAACCATATTCTGGATTTGCTTGACGAAATTTTCGTTGCCACTCGCTGTTGCGTTGCTTTTTGTCTTGAGATAAATCTTTTGGCTCTCTCCAATAGAAATTATCTTTTGACCAAGGCTGCGATGCATCAGATCTAAATGCTTTTCCATTTTCTGGCTTGTCTGGAATTTCTGATACGAATTTCCAAAAATCATCAGCCCAATCTGGCGGGATGTTCTGACGATGGTATCGACGCAATCCACACCAAGCTTTGTAAGCTGGGTGCTTTTCACGTTTACCCCAATCGTCAGAATGTCCTGCATTTACATCTCCGTGTCGCTTTACACGCTTGTCATGCATCTGGCATAAACCATTTGCAACTGACGGTTTAGAGCAACTTATGACATAGCACTTACTTGGCATTTCACTCTCCTAGGCTGTTACACCTAGGATTGTACCATTCCTCGTTGTGCTATACCAGTCCGCTACACACCGGGCGTTCCGTACGAACACCTTGGATCAGTCCAGCTAATCCAGTAACGCTCGGTAGCCTTGTAACGCATGGAGTCGGTTTCAAAGTCACCTTCCATCGTCTTCTCAAGGCCACGACGCATCATCAGCTTGAAGCCTTCTGGTGCATCGGTCTGTACCCACCAGTTCGTGGCGGAAGTCAGACGGCTCATAACAGCAGCGCCTTCTGGCAACAAACCAATCGATTTGACTGGGTTGATGTCGTTGTTAGCGGTGCCAGTACGCAGAACCGATTTCAACAGAACTTCAGCTTGGAATACGTTGCCGGGAGCAACGATCAGCTTCAGAGGCTGCAGACGGATCTTCTTGCCGTTGTTGTCCACTGCCTGACGAACCTGAATGAGCATCTGCTCAAGCGAGGTCTGTGACAGGTTAGCAGCGGTAGCCAACTGGTTCGAGAACGTGCCGTTTACGATTGGGTGTGCAGTGTTGGTCAGCGAAACGCCGTCACCGCCAGCATAGCTGCTATTGAACGCGCGGTTCAACACGTTAGCTGCAAGCAGTTCTTTGGTTTCAACCAACGACTGTGCGAGGTGCTTAGCATAGACCTGACCGATTCGGATGTGGTCGCCGTCTTCCACCAACACTTTGGTGAGCGCGAATGCCAAGCCAAAGACTTGGTAAACGTAGCGCTGCAGGAAGAGTACACCACCCTGCTGATACGATACAGGAGTACCGTCAGGCAGTTGTGGAGCTGCGCCGAAGCCGTACAGAACGGGTTCTTCGTGGTAGTTGCGGGGGATACCCATTTGCTCACGGAACACTTGGCTCCATTCGTCTGAGCGCTGATCATAGACTCCGTCGAAACATTCGTTGAGGATTGGCTCAACGATCGACCGGAAGTCAGTACTTCGCATTGGGGCTGCCATTTCTCAGTCCTCCTTAGATAGCGTTAGTCGTTGCAACGAACTGTGGCTTGGAGATCTGTACGCGAACGATCACGTATGGATCACCCCAGTTGTTGTCAACATAAGGACCGATATCAACGATACGGAACTGACCAGCCGAACTTGAACCAACCAGCGATGCTGACAGGGTCATTTGCGACAAACCAGTGGTCGTTGAACCAGCTGTAAAGTTGCTAAGGTTGGCTTCGTTACCAATTGCCGTCTGAGCCATCGTACCATCGGTTTGGATTTCATAAACGATCTGCTGATCATTGTAGAAATAGGCGATGATGTTAGTACCAGAGGTACTTGCAGGCCAGTAGTTCGACACACGGCGACGACCAGTCGTGTCAGTCCACTCAACGCCTGCGAAAGCGCCAGAGACTAAACCGCTGTTAGTCGAGGTATCGAGAACGGGAAGAATTACTCCAGCGTTAGGCGAGTACTGAACAGCCTGACCTTTCAGGATGTTAGTAGCGTAGCCCGACGTAATGCCGTTGGCGAGTGCCTGTGCTCGTTCCAATCCAGTGGGGAAGAACGCAGGACGCAGACCAAAAGGTGCAGAGGTTGCACTCATAGGATGCTCCTAAAAACAGTTAAAGGAAAATTTTGGTTTCTGCTTTATTCAAAGCGTCGGGCAAAATCACCAGATAACGTGATTTTTAGGGTACTTATTCGTTTGACCACCCGCTTTATGCAAAACGAGTGGTCTTACGCTAATTATGCGCTTAATTTAAAACAATATCAATAGAATGTTGGTAGACGCACATTGTCTTCAGTAATCGTGCCTTCGATGCTTGCAAGCTTCTTGCCACGACCATGAATAGCGCTCTCACCAACAATCTGCTCTTGCTGAAGCTTGATCTTCTCGGCTTCATCCAAAGGCTGATAGTGGTGGTTTTCCAACATGATGTCCTGATAGACGTCCATTGGCATCTTGCATAACAACATCTCGTTACACATGATGTGACCCGTGTTCTCGCCTTCTTTCACACGGTACATATCGTAGCCGGGGATTTCTGACGCTTGTACAGGCTGATAACCCATCTGGAAGCGGCGATGTAGCGGATCATACTGGTTGTTTGATGCCAGCCAGCACAGGTGATAGCCGGGAATATCAGGGATAGTCGGCAACACAACGTGCTGGAATTCATGACGGAAGCGGCGACGCTCTTTGGTCAACGGGAAGTTTTCCTCGGGCGCAGCACGGTTATCGTCCTGAGCATTACGGTTTTCACGGCTTGCACCGGGACTGCGTTTTAGTCTGTTATCCATGATTAAGTCCTTTTGTTTTCACGATCCCAAGCGGCGTACTTCTTGATTGCCTTTGCCCGGAGGTCAGGGTTGTCCCACATACCAGCTTCTTTCATTGCTGCTACACGCTCAGGACTGATCCTGAACTCATTGCCACGACCAGATGGTGCGGATTCACGCCCTGAACTGGTTTGGATGGACTTGTGCTTAACTTTGTCTTTCTTCTTGCCCATGAAAGAAGCTGGTA